TCATTAAGAAATTTATTTGTTAGTTGAAGAGCTTCATTTATAGTTTTAAAGCTGTTTTCTGGTGCTAGAATAGTTTTATTAACTAAAATTATAGGTACGCTATCACTTTTACCTATTTCCATAATCCTTTCAAATTCTTTTTTATTTTCAGAATCTTCAACGTCAATGTAAGTAAAATCTATATTGTTTTTTTCGTATAAATTTTTTAATTCTTGGCAGTAAGGACATTCATCATATCCATATAGTCTAACTCTTTTCATAATCGTTTAGTATTTCTTCAAGCATTATTTCAATTGCGGCTTCTTCATTAATTTCTTGTTCACCCATTATAATATCTATTACCTTTTTCTTTCTATGAAGTGTTTGCCACATAGTCATAGATACAGTGTCTTCAAATAATTGATAGTATACCGTTACATTGTTTTTTTGACCTAACCTATAGGCTCTGTCTTCAGCTTGTTCATTATTACCTGGAACCCAATCAAAAGAATTAAACACAACATAAGTTGCTTTAGTTAAGGTAATACCAACACCAGCTGACATAATGTTACCGATAAATACTTCAATTTTATCATTTGTTTGAAACTTATCTATAGAATTTTGCTTAGTCTTGTCATTCATTTCACCAAAATGAAAAACACATCTATTCCCAAAGTGACTTACAAGTGCTTGCAATTCTTCAGTGTAATTAGTAAAGATTATAGCTTTGTTGCCTTGTTCTACCATGTCTTCTACTAGCTCAATAGTGTGAGGTATAGATTGCATTGCGATATACTTTCTAAGAAGTCCTAATTCAACAAGCGCTCTTTCTGGTTCACCACTTTTTTTCTTTCTTTTTCTTTCGATGAGGTATTCTTCCCAAAGGTCATCGTATTCAGTCCATTGTTTAGTAGTTAGTTTACGGTAAGCAGGTATAATAGTTTTTTCTGGCATATCACCAATTTCTGACTTAAGTCTTCTTAAGTATACATTTTTACTTTTAAGAGCTAACTCTTCTAGGTTTGTAGCTCCGTTAGTGAGCCATACTTTCTTTCTGTATCCGTTTTTTAGAGTTGTGGTTATTTGTTTACCATCACAGTACCTTAGTACGTAATGTTTCCAATTATCAGCTATAGGAGAGCCGATTAATTTTAAAAGGTTGTAATAGTCCATAGGTCTATTAGCTACTGGTGTGCCACTTAGTAACCAAACTTTCTTTTTACCATAGTTGGTACACACGTCTTTCATTATACTACCACGATTACTCTTATGATTTTTTAATTTATGAGCTTCGTCAATAATGATTAAATCAAAATCAGCATTAACTAGATATTGATTATCCCAACAAATGTCTTCTTCTTTTATTTTATCACCTGGAACCATGTGAAAGTTTTTAAGGATATCAAAGTTAATAATTGTAAATTTAGCTTGATTATCCCATTTTTTACCAGATATAATTGTTGAATCATCGCATCCAAAATAGCTTATTTCTCTTTGCCAGTTAATTTTAACCGCTGTAGGGCATACGATAAGTATTTTCTTAGCGCCAGATTCTAATGCTGATATAACTGACTGTATAGTCTTTCCAGCACCCATATCGTCAGCTAATAAACAGCCGTCTCTAGATAATAGAAATTTAATTCCAGTTTTTTGTATGTCATATAATTTTCTACCTACGGTTCCGTCTGGTAGTATCATTGTGTCAATACTTTCATAGTGTTTGAAATCGACATCAACTTCTTTTTCTTCAAATAAAAAATCGTCAAGTAGTTGTGACTTTGGTATAAAGTACATTTGTCCATTTTTTTGATTTCTTTTTACTTTACCGAATATATGGTATGTCTTGTCGTTGTCAGCTAATAGATAGTCTATTAATATTTTTTCTGGTACAAATGTTAGATTTTCAGATTTTTTTAATTCATTACCTAGATATTCGGAAATGTTTACAATTTTGTTAATTAACTTAGGTTTAAACTCGTGATTATTAACAATGTAACTAGCTTGATTATTGGTCAGACTTATTTTTCCTTTCTTTTCTAGTTTATTTTTTAAATTTTTAATGTAAGGGTTCTTTCCGTTATACTCTCTTAGTATTGAAATTGCACTTACACTATTTATATTACTTAAATCCATCCTTTAAATTATTAAAAGCCTTATAGTCTTAATATAGGTAATTTTCAATAAAAAATCAAGTCTTTTATAATTATTACTTATTTTCAAATATTTATCTAAAAAGATATGTCAACACCAAGAAAAATACCCATAAATCGAGTAAACAAGTTTTTTTCTAATGAAGATTTTGATTTGGATATATCAATGGGTAGGGAAGCCATTGAGGGTGACGGTAATTTTACTGTTATATTATATAGGGTTGATAGGGAGAATACATCTTCTGATGATTTATATGGTGAGGCACCTAAAGATGGTGTTAAATTTTTTCCACCAGTAGAGTTAAAAGTAATCCCTATTCTTGAAGAAGCTGAAAATAAAGCTTACAATAGTGGTGCTGGTAGTCTTAGATATTTACAAGATGGTAATTTAACATTTGGTATATATACTTCTCAATTAGCTGAACTTGACGCTGAGTTAAGTTATGGTGATTATATAGGTTATCCAGTTAATGAAACTGAAGTTAGATATTTTTCAGTAACGAATGATGGTGTTAAAAACTACGATAATAAACATACAATAATGGGGTATAAAGGTGCTTACAGAACTGTTAAGTGCGCTCCTGTTGATGAGCAAGAATTTAGAGGATTATAAACTAATTAATTAAGTATGACTGAGGAAAAAAAAATAAGATATTATAATGTGTGCTTTACCTAAAGGATTTAGAAAAAATATAAGAATAGTAAAACCTAAAACTGGTTTAGCTAGAAGGGAGCAACTTATTGATGATTTCAGTAAGGGTGGAACTTTTTTACCTAGGGGTGTTATGTATGAAGATATGGATAAATCATTCATAGAATTTGTGGATAAAGATTTAACACTTACAGTTGATGGTGAAAAAGTTCAAGTTATGTTTTTAACCCTTCAGAGGTGGTCGGAATTTAGTAAGACTTGGCAACATTCTGATAAATATAAAAACATTAAAATGCCTTTCATTACAATTGTTAGGCAGCCAAATCCACAGGTTGGTAATAATCAATCTGGGTTATATAATATACCAGGTAGGAATAATTATACTTACTACAAAGTACCTACATTTGAAGGTGGTAGAAAGGGTATAGATGTGTATAAGGTTCCTCAACCAACATCTGTTGATATAACTTATGAGGTTAGAATCTTTTCAAATAAAATGAGGGATTTAAATAAGTTTAATGTTAAAGTGTTAAAAGCTTTTAATTCTATACAATATTATATTAGAGTTAAAGGTCATCCAATGCCTTTATTATTAAACAATGTTGGGGATGAGAGTAATATTGATGATTTTGAAAATAGAAGGTTCTATGTTCAACCATTTGAAATTGTATTAGAGGGGTTTGTCATTGATGAGGATGACTTTACGGTGGTTCCAGCTATTAATAGAGCTTTAGTTATGACTGAAGTGTTAGAAACTCCAATAACACCTAGAGTAACTAGCGCTGTTAATGAAAATGACGGTACGTTTAGTTATAATATAATATTTAAGTCTCAAGCTAATTCTTTTTTTAGTTATGTTGCTGAGTATGATTCAAAATATACTACCATAACAAATGCTGGGGGGATGTCTAATATATTTATATCTGTTAACGGTGTTCAAGTTTTGAACGGTTTAGACCTTACTAGTGATTTTATTGTTACTGCTGGTGATACTATATTTATAAAGGTAGATAAGGTATTAGGAACTGAAGCTAAGTTTACGATAACAGGTAAAATAATTTAAAATAATAAGTATGTAATGGCTAATTGTGATAGTAATAAAAATATAAACAAAACGTTCATTATTGAACATCTTGGGACCCCAACAGTTTCAGCTTGTACTGGTGTTTATACCAGTAAAGTATTAGCTTGTAGTGGTGATACTTTTATAGAGTTGTATAGCGGTATAACTATTAATGGTAATACTTTAGTAAATAATAGTTTAAGTGCTAACACGATTGATGCTTCTGTCGTATTATCTGGTGGTACTAATATATTAGATATAATTAATGCTAACGATACATTTGTCACTGGAGGTACGTTTAATAACATCGACGATTCATTAAGTCTTCTTAGAAATGACGGAGACAGTATAATTATTACTGGTGTAACTGATTTCTTTACAACTGGAGGTACCTATAGTAACAATACAAATCTTATTACTTTTGATAGGAACGACCAATTATCTGCATTTACTGTAGACTTATCAACTATTGATGTTAATGATACGTTTGTAACTGGCGCTACTTTAGTTAATAAAGAATTAGTATTAGATAGAAATGATTCACTTTCTGCAGTTACTGTTGATTTAAGTGGCTTGACTAGTAATACTGGAGCGGGATTAACTTACAATACAACTACTGGTAAAATTGATTTAGGTGGGGTTTTAGAGTTTAATGACTCTAGTAATCTTTCTAATAATATGTATTTCATTCCCTCCACAGGAGCTAATATTATTAGGTGGGGTGCGGATTCTTTAGGAAATTTACCTGTTAATTCAGGAGGTGCTCCTCAATATATAACAAGATTTGATTATGTAGCTAATCAAGGAGAACATAAAATATTTGGACTTTCAGGACCAGCTAACTCAGGAGTAAATATTGGTTATTATGGAAGTCAAACATCAACTACTCGTATAAGACAATATAAAGATGTGTCTCAGATAACAATACAAAATACTCCAGGTATTAACTCATCATATACTTTTGGTGAATCTGACGGTCCTCAATATTGGAGAAGAGATATTTGGCAGTCTCACGATAGTAATGAAAAAACTGAAACAATTCAAACCTTTGATGAATTTAAATGGGATGTTTACAATAATATTGGTGGTGATAATGCAGCTTCTAAAACTTATCTTCATATAGAAAGTGAAAGAATAATAGCAGGTGCTGTAAATAGTGGTGGTACAAAATTTGGTATATTTCAGTTTGCGCCAACGCATATTCAATTTTTAGATGGTGATTTTAAAGGAGTAGGTACTTTTCCAACTGCTACTTATCTTGGTGACCTTTCTAAGTCTAATTTAATTATTGAAAATGATTCAGCTGATTCAACTTTTAAAGATGCAACATCAAATAAAAGAGGTATAAAATATATTGGCTTTGGAGAAACTGATACTGAAACAGGGGTAGGGGCAAACTATTCTACTTTAGTTGGTACCTCTCTAATACCAAAAAGATTTTTAATTGATTACGTAGCTTCTACTAGTGCAAATACATTTGTTACTGGCACTACATTTATAAATAATCAATTAAATATAGCTTTAAATAATGGTACTAGTGTAGGGACTACAATAGATAATTTAAGTGGTTTAACTGTAGATGGTAATGTATTAGTTAATGGTGATGTTAATATAATAGGTTCTGCTACTACTATTAATAGTGAACAAGTATTAATAAAAGATAATATAATTACCCTTAATTCGAATGCCACTGGTTCTACTATGCCTGTATTAAATTCTGGTTTTGAAGTACTTAGAGGTAGTGCAGATACTAAATCAATACTTTGGCTAGAAAATACTGATTTATGGTCAGTAGATGATGATTTAAGTGTAAGTGGATACGTTTCTGGTACAACTTATTATGGTGATGGTTCTAATTTAACTGGTATTGATGACACGTTTGTTACTGGTGGCACATACTCTGGTAGTACAATAGTTCTTAATAGAAATGATGGTAATTCAGTTAATGTAACTGGCATTACAAGTGATTCGGTATATACTTCTGATGGTACTTTAACGGGTAATAGAACGGTAGATTTAGATAGTAATAATTTAACACTAACTGCTGGTACAGTTAATTTTGAATTTGGTGGATATTGGCAAGGATTTACACGTTGGGATAGTAGTGGAGCTGTTCAAATTAAGTCTAATGGTAGTGGAGACCCTTTTAAAATTTATAAAAAAGTAGATGCTTCAAATCCAAACTTTGTGTCAGGAGGAAACGGTGGAGGTCACTTAGGTACAGATGGTAATCATTGGACAGTTTCGGAAGTATATGGTGGAACATCTACCAGAATAGAGATTGATAACACTTATATTAAACAGTATCACGGAAGTACTTTACACCATAATAATACATTAGGTGGGTCTGGTAGTGGTGTTCAATTTTTTCAAGGTGGAATTTCAGGTAGTTTAGGTTATTTTATTATTGGTGGTAATACAAGAATTGGGACTGAAAAAATATCATTACAAGAAGATACCTTAGTAACTAAAAAATTAGAATTATCCACAACTACAGATGGTTTCTTAAT